CTACGCGCAGAGGATGATCGTGTCTGGACTGCTGAACAGGTTGATGCTCTCCTCGCTCAAGACCTTGTGCGCTTTGAGCGCGGCGTGGCCCGATATTGCCCTGCTGGCTTTGCTCATCAAGGCCAACTCGACGCTCTCGTTTCCTTTGCTTTCAATGTAGGACTGGGCAATCTGCAACGCTCGTCGCTGCGAATGAAACACAACCGCGGCGAGTTTGAAGAAGCAGCAGAAGAATTTATGAAGTGGACGAAGGCCGCGGGCAAGGTGATGCGCGGCCTAGTGAATCGCCGACTTGATGAGCGGAGGCTTTACCGTGGCGAATAAACTCAAGTCGATCCAGATGTACGAGGGCAAGTGGTACCGCGTCAAAGGATACAACTACACCGAGTGCTGCGACTGTGCGCTGATCCACAAAGAAGCATTTCGCCTAGTCGATGGCTCGCTCGAGTGGAGCGGTACGCGTGACGATAAACTGACCGAAGAACGCCGAAAGGAACTCGGCATTAAGGTCACACGGAAGAAAACAGGAAATGACCGAAAAAAAAGCGACTGACGAGCAGATCATAGCGGCCCTTGCCAAGCACAAGGGCATTCGCACGATGGCTGCTGCCGAGTTGAAACTTTCCGAACGCGGACTGCTGCGAAGGCTAGCAGTGATGCGCGGTGCAGGGTTAGAGGTTCACGCGACCACCTATCAAAATCGCAACCAGCCGCCAACAGCGGACTTTGAGTTCACGCCACTGCCCGATGACGACATCCCGATTGAGCAACTGATTGAGCAGCGAAAGCGCAAATTTACTCACAAGCGTGAGCACGAAGAGGCCAGCAAACTCATCCCGATTCGCATCAAGATCGGTGGCCCGATTGGGCTGCTGCACTTTGGCGACCCGCACGTTGACGATGACGGCTGCGACATCGAGTCCATAGAGCGACATACGGCCCTCGTAAACGCCACAGAGGGGCTTTTCGCGTGCAACGTGGGCGACACCACGAACAACTGGACGGGGCGACTAGCGCGGCTCTACGCCGATCAGAGCACCTCGGCAGCACAGGCATGGCGGATTGCGGAATGGTTCGTCAATCGGTGTCGCTGGCTCTACATGATCGGCGGCAACCACGATCTGTGGTCTGGATCGGGCGACCCGCTCAAGTGGATTGCGAAGCAGCAGAATTCGCTCTATAAGTCGAGCGAGGCACGCATCGCGCTACGGTTTCCGAACGGTGCCGAGGTGCGAGTCAATGCACGGCATGACCACAGCGGCTCGTCAATCTGGAACCCAGCCCACGGCCCGATGAAGGCCGCGCTGATGGGCACCCGCGACCATATCTACGTCGCCGGACATAAGCACGAGAGCGCATACAGCGTGCTGAAAGACCCCATCCAAGGCATCACCATGCACGCGATCAAGGTCGCCTCATATAAGGTTTACGACCGTTATGCGAAGGAGCGCGGATTCCGCGACAACTCCCTATCGCCGTGCGCCCTCACCGTTATTGATCCAAGCCTACCGCACGACCATCCCGACATGGTCAAGGTGTTTTGGGAACCCGAGGTCGGGGCGGATTACCTACGCTGGCTGCGCTCGCGATGAAACTAGAAGACGACGCACTCGAGGAGATGGCGTGGGCCGAACCGGATGCGTGCCAGAATTGCGTGTGGTTTTGTCCGTGGAACGGCATAGGCTGGGGCTGCTCGCACGAGACTGTAAACGGACTGCTCGGCGGCATCTGTCGCTGCGGCAGCAAACACTTTAAGCAAGCACGGCAATATAACGTGCGCGGCACTACGTTAGATCGGTAGTCACCACAGATCGACCCCGCCACGCTTTGCCGCCCACTCCGGCGGAGGCACTCGCCGCCACTCATCCCGCCTTATCTGGTTCAGTGTCTTGAGCCACCGTCTTGAAATTAACACGATGCCTAGCAGCACGGGCATCAGAAAGAGAATAGATACGAGCAGTTGCATGGTTCGCTTCTCCTGTTGCGTTACAGTGCCCACAGCGGAACCAGTCTCCGCTGTAGTCCTCGATCCATAGTCGGCCAAAGCAGCCGGGGCAGTTCATGGCTCCTGCACCCACCGACTGTCCTTTGCGCGCAATTCATGCACCTCGGCCTCTAGTTCCGCAATGCGTTTGAGGTAGTGATATATGCGCTCGCGCATTTCTCGAATTTCCGTTTTGTATTCGGTCGAGGTGTGAGTCATACGATCCCATTCCTGTTCCCACTCGTCGAATTCGATGGTCATTTTAAACCTCTCCGGCTTGCACGACGGGGCCGGCTCCGTTAGGTGTGTGACGCGCGCATCGTCTAAAGATTCACTCAATATTTGTGCCGCGAATTTTCAAAAGATTGCGACGCCGTCTGTTCACAAGGTTAAGAATCCCGCGAGCAAACACCGCGTCGCCTCCTTTCTTGTAGTAAGCGGATGCTTCCGCGATAGCATTCAACACTGCCTTGAGCCCAGCCTCAAGAAGTTTCTCTTGGTTTTTAGGCTCAAGTAGTGAATGCTCGTTTCCCTCGTCATCCTCTAATCTGCACTCAAGGTAGAACATTCCGGTCACGAGTCGGTTATCCACTCTCTCTCCGTGGCTTAACTCACAAATAAGCGGCCAGAGCGCCTTCATAGCAGCACGATCTGTGGTCATGGACTTATAGATTGCGCCGACACAGGCGACGCTTTTCCCGTCAGATGCGCTGCCGATTGTTCGGCCCGACGACAGGATCATTTCGTTCACGATGATCGCAACCGAGTCTCCCGACACTACTTGCGCTTTGAAGATGTCTAAACCCGTTAAGGGCTTTCTGTTTTTATTTGCAACAATAAAATCTGTTGCCTCGTCCTCGACGTTGCCATCAAATTCAAAGATAACTACTGGCACGTCCTTAATATCGCTGCGTGACATCGCTGCGGCGAGGCGATGCTGCCCATCCATCACCCACATAGACCCGTCTGACCTTCTTGCAACGAGCAATACGCCAAACGCTGCCCAGTTAAAATCAGACGCGATACGCAAACGCTTGGAATCGTTCAATCCGCGCTGATAGGTCTGATCAACGCGTAGAGACGTCTTATGAACATAGACCAACTTTCCTGGGCTGTTTTTACTCAACCATCTGTAATGCGTGACTTTGCTTATCCCTGTGCTTGTGTATTCCGAAGTTTTCATATTTGCTCCTGTATTAAAATGTTCGGCATTGCATTTGTCGGTCATACGATGTCCTCCGCTCGTAGTTGTGCGATGGTTCTGACCATTCCCTCAAGGTGCGCCAATCGAACGTAATCGCGATCAAGATCAGTGTGCGCTCTACGATCTATCGCGTCGTGGCACGCGCTACACGCCCACGCTCCAAGTAAATCGTCGGCTTTAAGACCCATGCCAGAAATGCCCGGCATCCGTATGTGCGCGAGCACAACCGTTTCGCTATTGTGGTTGCAGATAGACGGCAGACGCACAGTGCAATCGCGGCCCTTGGCTTGTTTGCGTAGGTTCATGAGTAGTAAGCCGGTGTCAGTTCTGGCTTGCGCGTTGCAAACTGATCCTCGGACGTTTGCTGCCGCGTGCGAAAGAATCCCTCATGCTGCGGGTGCATCTTCATAAACCGCCGCGAGTAAAATGCTCGGTAGTTGTTGTTTAGTTTGAACGACGTTACACCATCGCCGCCCACGCTGTCCTTCTCCCATCGGATACGCTCAAAGATGGCGTTGACCGAGTAGTTGCTATAGCCGCGATCGATCATCTGGAAGGTGAACTGCACGAACATCTCCCAGACCTCTGGGTGCCGTTTGTGAAAGTCCATCACCTGTTGCCGCATTTCCTCATGCCTGTTCATACGATGGCTCCGGTATGACAATGCCCATGTCAGCGCAGCGCGTTTCTAGGAACAGCAAGTAGTCGCTGAATTCTTGCCGGTTAAGTTTGCTCGATCTCTTAATGGGCCGCACGCGCTTACGCCCGAACCCTTCTATAGTTTCCCAGCCGAAGCACTCGCCCAGCATATACTCGTGGATGTCCTCTCGCGTCCATCCCGCTAGTGCCTCCCCGCCGCCTTCTAGGATCGCGGGATAACAGACGCCCCATAAAAAAGAGTTCTGCTGATTCGTGCGTGGCTTTTTCCACTCCGACACCTCGACGCACCACGCCCGGTCTGACGACAGACCCTGCACCATTAAAGCCGCAGCAGCCGTGAATTGCTGAGGCGTGGTTCCTTTCGGAAATATGCGTCGCATCTGTCGCGCCTTTAGAACGGCACCGAGTCGTCGTGCCAGTTGTCCTCGGTCATCTCGACCTTGGCCGCTGGCTTGGCGGGCTTGCTATCCGTTTTCGGTTGGAACGAAATGCTCATGTACTTGTCGCCACTTTTTTGACTGGCCTTGATCCATGCCGATAGGTTGTAATCGACGTTGTTGATTACAGCAGAGCCACGGTAATCGGGCCGCTTCTCGTTCCCGTCCTTGTTGTTCTTGAACAGCACGCCTTTCAAATTCGGGTCATAGTTCACAATCGAATCTCCTTCAGTTTGTTTATCTTTTCATCCAACTCGACTAAAAATTTACGCACCTCTGCCTCTAGGTCAGCGATCATCGCGTCATCACGCGGGACGCGGACTATGAGCAGTTGTAGATGCTCCGGCAGTCGCGGGTCATAACTGACGAAATCGCAAGCCGGTTTACATGTACATGCCATCTGCCATTGCATCTGGGTTGTGTACCTGGCCGGAGGCTTGCCCGACAGAACGTACTCCAAATGCGTTGCGCTATTGGCGCACTTGATCTCGACCAGAGCATCATCGGTCACCCCATCTGGTGAAGCACCGGCCATCGCAATCGTCGGGTGCTCGATAAAGCCAACCTCATCGACCAATTCGCCGATGCGTGCGCTATACACTGCCCGCGCCTCCGGCTCCGTCTGCGTGCCCCACTCCATCGCTGCGCTCGTGAATCCTTCGGTCGGCTTGCCGGTTAGCCGCTCGCAGATTAACTGCGCCATCAGATTCTCACGCGATGCACCGTAGCCGCTCTTCGTTCGCGCTACGACATCAGCCACGCGACTCGCGGTAACCTTTCCGAGCCTAGCAATCTGCCATTCTTCTGTTCGTTGTTTCACGCGAACTCTTTCTTGCGAGCAGTGAACTGGTCGATGTGCGTCATGCGATCTTCTTTCGACAGTTGCTTGAATAGTTTCGTAAGGTCATCGAGCGTAGTCGCCGCAGCAATCGAAGCGACGATCTCGGCATTCAGTTGCGGCACGGCTCCCTCGGGCAGATCCTCTCCCGCATAGATGTATAAGCCGAGGCCGAACATCGCTATAGCCTTTGCCATGCAGCGCATGGTCGCGGTATTGACAGCAAACGCGTCTGGGTTTTGGATGGCTTGGTTTCGGTTGTTCATCACCGGCAGGACGCAAGTCTTGGTGTCGTCGTTGATAGTCACGCTCACCTTAACCATCGCAGTGCCATCGGGCAGGAACATCGCGGGGCGATCATTCCATTCGTGCGCTACCCATTTTGCTCTCGGGTCGATCTTCAGCACCTCGGCCCACGCCCACGCCCACGACAAGTAAGACAGGTTACCTTTCTTCTCGATGTGGTTATTGACGTTGATCTTGAGCAGTTCGCTCATTGTCGCTCTCCTGTTTGCGTTCCAATTCTTCGCGCTGTTGCATCTCTAGGTCTAACTGGTGCCACCACCCGTCGTCATCGCCCCACGGCGCGTCATCGGGTCCCATAGGTGACCTCATCGCATGAGTGGCCGTCGCACGGTTCGACGATGCACGCCAGTCCGTAAAGGACAATCATCAGAACAAAGGCCGGCCATAGCGATTGCTCACGCTTCATAGTCCATCTCCTGCGAATGCTTGAATAGGTCGAGGCGACAGCGACGGATCAGTTCCTGCTGCTCCTGATTCTCTAAATAACCAATGTCAGCCCGGTATCGAACCGACTCATAGTCGGCGGGCGACTCGCAGCCCTCGGGATACGCGCCGAGAATCCACAAGTCCTCGATCTCGATACGCTCTGGAGTGTTTGTATCTGGCTCTTCGGGAAATGCGGAATACGACACCTCGATGTGCCAATAGACACCGAGGGCGTAGATTTGGGTTTCAAAGTTATACATGATTACTGCACCTCTTTGAGTTGCCGGACGAACGCCCATGCCGCGCTGCGCTTGTGGAAATGGAATTCGCGGACGAAGCCGGGCATAGAAACAACGGGTTTGGTAACCGTCCAATAGCGCCCATTGCGTCGAATTGTGATTTTGACCTTAAGCATTTTTGTTGCTCCTGTGGAGGGGCGGCTTATGCCGCCACCTCCTGCTCCGATGTCCACTCGACGATGCTCTTGCAAATCGATTCCGACTTGGCGAAATCGGTCTCTTCGGAATTGCGTCGATAGATTCGCCCGATGATCTCTAACTTCTGGTCGATGACATACACGCCGTTGTCCCAGTTATCGGTGTGGGCTTGGCCGTATGCTTCGCGGTAGACGGTCATCCCGACGCGGCACTTAAAGAAACGGTGCGCGATCATCTCGGCGAACTTGTCGAGGAACTCGGACTCGTGGTTAAAGTTCGTCGGCAGCAGTTCAATTTGCTGCGCTGCTTTAAGAAACCCCTCGACCGATGCGCGGCCCCCGTTCCAGTGCAAATAGATGCACGGCGAGGTGGCGTGGTTCGTGAAGGTGATTACGGCTCGGTTGCCCATGTGATTCTCCTGTCTGTGGATGCGTTGTATCTGTCAACGGGGGTAACTATACTAAACCCCCTAACGAATGTAA